AATTGGACCAGGATTTGGATGTCCAATCATAACACCAACTCTTCGCAAACGAATTCCACCCATTCCCTACAAAAGGTTGCGGGTCGGTTACAATTCTAACATATAGGTTTTCGTCAGGGTGAGTTTGGGCGCGGGCAATTCTTGCGACTCTAGCGCTAATTCCCAACAGATACTCTTCATCTTTAAAGAGTTTATTCCCTTGTCTACCTGCCGTAATATTTGTAATACCTTGTTCGTGGTTTTCTAGTCTGATATTTCTTATTACAAACCCATTAACATTAGTTTTAGCTCTGGAAGCCGGGGAGATAAGTAATTGGTAATTATCGTTTTGGTCAAAGGTAGAGGAGGGGGTAATAGTTCCTATAAAGGTACTAAACGCAGGCTCTACTACAACGCTACTAACCATGCAGTTTACTAGGTTAGAGGATAAAGTGCTGTCTATTTCCCTCCACTGTCCAACAGTATTTGTAGCATACTGCGTAGTTGGTTGGACCCATTGTTTATTTTGAGTGATATTAAATAGCGCGTATGTAAGTTTAGAGTTTGTTCCTGGGTACGCAGACGCGTCTACGGAAATGCGGTATGAATTAGACGGAGTTAATTTCCTTAAGTTGGCAGGAGTTTGGCGGTCTGTTGTATTAACAACCGTCGCAGCATTAGGATTTTGCGCAGTTCCCAGTACCCCCGACATAACACCTAGAGTTCCTGTACCAGAAGTACCTCCTTTCCCCTGCATACGGATATAGGGTAAGCCGCTGCCCGCGGGATTCCAAAACTCTATTTTTGTAGCCGCGTGGGCGAGGTGACCTCCTGAGTTAACCACAGGGGTTCTGTTCTCGTCTTGCAGAGCCCAGCCCGCGATAGCGGATAGAGATTTGCTTCCAAGAGCTTCTAGATTCTTAGGGGGAAATTTTAGCTGTCCGTTATACGAGTAATTCATATTTCCGTCTAAAGTAAATCTTGCTCGAACAGTTTGGAAAGGATTGTTTGCTCCATTACGTTGGACCATAGTAATTCCACTTGGGGAAATTAAATCAATATTGTAAGACGGGTTAGATGGATTGTTCCATACGGCAAACGAATTAATTCGTGGAGCCACAAAATCTATGCCCGAAAGCATAGTTCTGTTTGACTGGTAAATCTCACTCGGATGCTCAAACACATCTAAGGTATTTTCATATGTTCCATACGCACCCGCAGCTAATATCCCTTCTGTAAGGGTCGCATTATTGCCTAAAGTATTAATATAAATATTATTTTCGGTTACCGTTGGGGTCGCTACCACCCCACTCCAATCTGGGTTAAGAGAGGAAATAGCCCCTCCGTAACTTCCTGGAAAAGATTTAACCCCTAGGTTATCTTGTATATTTCCCTTAATAGAGAAGTTGTGGTTAAACAATAGAGGACCAAAGACGTGGGCTAGAATATTGAATCCGCCGGCGTACCTATCTCCGTCCACTTGAGTTTCCTGGTCTACCCAACACTGGAGTTGTCTTTGGAAAGTGTTGTTGTAATCCCAGTAAAGTTTTTGTATTCCTGTTCCGAATTTGAAGTTCTCAAATCCTTGGTCGGTAAATCTATACCATCTCGCATCCTTTCTTCCTCGTTTTATAAAGATGTTCGTCATGGTTCGTAGAATCTGTGACCCGAAAACATCCCTCAGCTGGTTGAAGCTGGAGGCATTAGGTTCGAAATCAGGAATAGCTCTCGCTGGAAAGAATTCTGACGCATTAAACTCATAGAACGGAGTGGCGGAGGTGTTGTAATAAGAGTATACTGAGGACAAACTTCCGCTTGTGTCCACAAAACTCTGTGAAGAGAAGTTAAATCCTTTAGGTACAAAACCAGGGAGGTTTAAACCTCTTCCTTTTAGAACCGGTTGGAGAGCGCCGCCGCTCATTCCAAACCAATCTGTAGAAATTGGTTGATTGAGTCCTTGTCTATTTTGTGCCCATCCAGTAAATTTATATTTTAAATCTTTTCTTCTGCCCGCAGTTCTTCGTGCAATAAGCGCTTTGTTTCCTTGGGGAGCAGGGTCAATAGGACCCCGCTGAGTTCCCGAAACACCACCACTCCAAAAGTATCCTTGAGGACCAGTTCCTCGGGCAGGGACTAAAGTAGCGGAGGGAAGAAATCTTCCATTCTGTGGGTTCCATATACTAGGATATACCCCAACACCACTAAAGGAACCTCCTGCCGCCCACGCACCTGGGAACGCCGACACAGAGTAAGTACTATGGAGTTGGTCCATATCAGACTGAATAGTATTTACTACCTCCAAATCAAATATGCCAGACCATGGAATTTCAGCATTATCGGAACCTGTGGGTCCGTATCGGGTACCCCAGTAATCATCCTCGATACCCGAACCAACATATATCTTGTTCAGAGTGTGGAACGGAGCGAACTGACGGAATACTTCGACGATGGTAGGGATTCCTTTACGTCCAATCTTCGTCTTCGCTAAGTTGGTGAAATCGTTGGACGAGAAATCAATAGAGGATGCAAAAAACTTTGAGTGTACTTCCGAAGATTTAGAATTCCAATAATCAAAAACACTCATACTATCCAAATCGCCATTCTTAATTACACTCTCGTAGTTAAACGGGAGTTGTAAAGAAGAGGTCATAAACTTGAATGAGTTATTGGCTCCCCATCCCGGCTCGTTTATACCTTCTGCTTGTTTAATGGAAACGGAGCTGGAGATATACTTGGCTACACTATTTGCAGCAGTGGAAGACACCCCACATCCAGCCTCAGCAAATGTTCTTGATAAGATAGACGAGACACTGCGGATAAAATTGTCCATGTTTGGACCTATACCACAGTTTTGATAAAATCTACTTTCCTCCCATGGAGGTAGTTGGAGAACCGCATCCCTATAAGCATAACCCGGTTTCTTGGATGTCACTTGTTGTTGTTTCCAGAAAGCTGTTTTTTTATAAGGAATTCCCCCAATATCTAAATAGCCATACTGGTAGTTTAGTAATTCAAGAATTGCATCCACCGCAAAACGTACATTGTTATCCAGATTTTGTGGGTCATAATTACTTACGCTTATGTTAATTCCCGACGCACCTAGAGATTGGTTCCATGCAACACTAAAGTCTTGGTATTCTCGTAAACTCTTTCCTAAGTTGGTCTCGGTTTTAAGTGTATAATATAAAAGATTTGGTACGTATGACTCCCACAATTCTTGTAGCCCCGAGACAGCAGCAGTGGGGGTGTATACGGAAGACGGGATAACCATACCTACGGCATTGGCAAGAGCCTGTCGTGTACCTTTCGCTTTATACAGATAAATAGCTTGTTTTAATTGGTCACGCCATTTGTCCGGGTCGTCCGAGAAAAATGTCCACCCTAAATATCTCCCTAAGTATTGTAAAAATTCTTCAGGACATTGCTCAATGTCCAACAAGTATTGAATATCTCTAATAGAAGTTTGTACGTCGTAGAATCCATATGCAAGTGCCTTGAGCATCTTGCCCATAGGACCGGCATTCTCCATCCTGGTTACGTCAAGTCCCAGGAGAGACGCGTTAACGATGTCTCTGAAGTACAACGAGTTGGGGTCGTCTTCATTTACCCAAACATCTACAAGCGTGTCTAAGGCGCTTACAAGCTGTCCTCCAGAGGCGTAGAAATTCCCTATTTCCCCGGGATTAGGTGCGTATGTAGAAGAAGGATTATTGAATGGGGTAGGAACAAACTTCTCTCGCACAGAAGCCCACAGAGAGGAGTCTCCTTTGGTGTTCGTGTACATCCACTTAAATAAGTTTCGTACCCCGTCAGAAGTTTGAATTCTCTTTCCATAGTATAGGTTATCCATTATAGAGCTATACAGGAAAGAGCTTACGGGAACTGAGTTAGAATCAACTACAGTTCCAGAGGTGTTTTGAAAATACACCCAGCCAAGTTTATCAATTAGTGTGTTAGCGACTCCAGACATCGTAGTGACATTAGGGTCAACTACCGAACTAAAGCTGCTTCCAAAAAACTCAGTTACATAATTAAATTGTGTGTGCGGAAGAGCCGATGTTAAAAGGAAGTTAGAAAATTCTTCTTTATTAGAGAAACTTCCAAAGGTTTTTCCTAAAGGTCTTAAAACATAATTTTCGTAAGTAGTGGGACTTACGTTCGTCAGGTTATTAAAAGGTACGAAGTAGGGAACATACGATTCATTCCCACTAAAAGAAGAGACTTGAAGGTTATACGTTGTCGGCGCTCCAATTAAACTTGAAACATTATTAGCAAGGTAAAGGATAGAACCGAGAACCCTGTATTGCAAATCCTCTTCCGACCCGAATAAATTATATTCAGTCGATTCATAATATTCAGGAACAATACGTCTGATTACTTCAATGTAATTAGACTTAAAGTGTTGTTGTCCTGCACCTTTATCCGACATTGCCATGGTTACACAAGCTCCGTACTGAATTCAAAGTTATTCAGCTGAACAATCTCGTTAAAATTCACGTATATGTCGTCCGGTAGATTATTCACTTGGAAGAATCTAATCTCAGGGACCGTTAACATGAAGTTATTAACGTCCGCCATACTTATCTTTTGTCCAAACGCTAAGTTATCGACGTTAAAATACTCAAGGAGTTTATCAGCTGCTTTCTGTTGAATCGAGTCAATAAATCTTTTATTAGATTTATCAATATAAATAGTTGCTACTAAATCTAGAGTTCGTACTACTCCGTCAGAAATCACAATATCATCGGTTAACATTTTGTAATTCTGGAAGTAATCCAATAATTCTTTTTTCATCGCTACAGATGCCCGTTCTAACTGGTTCTCAGATGCTTTTGATAACACGAACAAATCAATTATATTGGCTGCAGCTCCATTAGTCCTTAGGGAAGCCATGGCTTTAGCAGTAGTCCCCCCTGTACCTACAAAAGAATTGGCGAGTACGTTATAATCTTCCCCAGTTACTGCGCGGTATTGAGTTCTGAAGAAGTACGGTGCGTAGCGTTTTGCGTGGGCTACCGACTCAGGCGGATTACCTCCTGACCCTTTAGTGGTATTCGTGATGGTAGCGTTTACAGGGTCGGTACCAGTGTTAAGACATGCTATAGTAGTATCCAAGGTTCCTCGCGCAATATTTCCATTACCTCCGCCGCCAGTCCGGTAAGTGACAACAAAAGACGCACCAGGAGTTGGGAGTTTACCTCTGACTCCATCACCAAAAGTGAGAACACACCCAAACCCGCCCGTGTATGTTTTTTCAAAAACGGGAGTGCTTCCTCCAGAAGCTAAGAATAGGTTACTAATTTCGTTGTATAAAGTTCCCCCTGTACTTCCAGTACCACCTTCCGTAGAAGATACGCCAATACTTCCTTCAATCACCGGACCATCAGTAATCTCAAAGGTTTGACGAGTTTTTACACCGCCCCTAAATGTTCCGTCTGCAGTACTAAAAACTCCTTCAACCAAAAATAAACCGCTGGCGACCTGGTCTTGAAAGTCACTAGCTCCTAAAGACAACTCCTTAGAAAATAAATCCAAAGTTCCGTCCGCCAATTGCTTAGTTACAGTGTACGCGAGTGGAAGATTACTTCGCTGATTAACAACTTCAATAGTTCGGTTAGCTTTCTTAATTATAACAGGAAAGCCTGGGGTGGTATTCGTTGGAAATGTTAAGAGTCCCGTAGCTTTGGATGCGGTCGGACCCTTCATACTCACTCCAATAAGCTCTAAAAGTCTTTTTAGATTATCCTCATTCTTTACAGTATCAATGTACATTTCGTTGGCTGTCATATCAGTCCGCAATGCGAGCACAGAAGACATATAAGCAAACATTTCAAGTAACATCTGTCCTAAGTCAGAGGCTGCGAAGTTATTATAATCCAAAGGGTACACGGATTTTAAGTAATCCTGCAAAGCTTTACGGTACTGGTCGAACCCATTAATATTATAATCAATAAGGTCGGACTTTCTGTCGTCGGGAACCTGTCCTAACTTTAAAAAGTCGGACTCAATGGTTCCATCAAAGCCTGATATATTATACAGACCTTGGAAATAACGGGAATAATCAGTGTTAGTTGGCATAATTATACGAGAACCTCCACCAGTTCTCCGTTTAGTAAATCATCTTTCGATGTAATATAAAGTTCTACTTTTAAAGTATGGTTGTCGTAGTCTGGGGTCAAAGAAACACGTTTAACAATAACTCTTGGTTCATATTTCGCGATAGTATCCAAAATCTGAGTTCTTAAACCGTCTACCATATCATCGGTAAACTGTTCAAACACAGAAGTGCGTAAGTCAGTTCCATAGTCTGGTCTCATAACTCTCGCTCCTCTTCCCGTCATAATCAGCTGTACAACACAATCTCTCAATGACCTTAAATTTTCATTCTGTGCGACGTACCCCCCAATCCCTTGATTCATCATCGGAAAAGCTACACCTAGAATGTTCTTCTTGGCGTTAGTTTTTACATAAGTTAAATCGAAATTAGTCATTTCTTAAGAGCTTGGGACTAAAATATTATGGAAAAATCCTTTTTGGCTATCATAATTTATTTTAGCTTCACCAGTATTTAGAGGTCGAGAATAAATCTTAAAACTTCCAATAAAGCCATCTAAACCGCTTCGAGGAATAACCCTTCTACCACTATTGGTTCCCCCCGTTCCCCCTGAGAGAGGAGGATGGTGTTGACCAACCGGGTAATCCCCATAAACACCTAAAGTAATTGCGCTAACAGAGGCGCCTTTACTAGTCTGCTGATGGTAGTTGTTGGTATTACTTCCTAAGAAGCCTTGAGGTCGGTAGTTAGTACCAGGAATTTTAGGGATGTTATCTGTATACCCTCCACCAATAATCCACGGAGTGAATACAGGAAATGCTACTCGCTCCGGGGTGCATCTTTCATCATAAACAGTATTCCCTAAAAAGCTCTCGGTGGTCGGGTCATTAAAGGTAATGGTATCGGACTGATTCTCTAAATTCATTTTTACTGAGGTTGGAAGGACCGTATCACTAGGGGAGCCTCCAAGTACATCAGTTAATGAAGAGGTAGTAAGTAACTCCCCATCGAAATGGAAGTCCACTTTATCCTTACCATAATCAAAAGATATATTAATGTGATGGTACCCCGAACTTACATCTTGGATTCCATACCCACTGGATGTAAGGATTGAGCTTGGGATAAACATCCCAACTTGAGTGGTCTCTCCCACGGGGGGAATAACTCCTGCAGAGGCATCCCATCTTTCAGCTAAACAAACGCTGTGACCCCAAGAGGTCTGTGGGGTAGTTCCGTAGGATTGGTTTTGACCTACGGTGGGGGCTATACAAAACTCCAACCCACTTGAATAAAAATCATAAGAGCCATAAGTGTTCTTCTTCGGAGAACCTTGGTCTCTCCAACCCATTATCATACCTATAGTTCGGTCGAAGTTAGTTCCCCCTGCGGTGAGTCCTGTGGATTGGGAGGTATTCGACTGAGTGGTTGCGGCTACATAATTGGATGCTACGGGACCACTGTTTTCATTAGCAAACGCTAACTTATATCTATGGGTATCAGTCATATCACTGTGAACATTAGGTACATAAGCCCAGAAATCAATAGACACCCCCTCTTTACTATAAAATAAATTATCTAAAGGTCTGACTCCTTTATAAGGGATATTAGGTTGGAGTACGTTGTAGTTTCTTGTAGAATTAGGAAGTCTTACATAGGACCCAGAAACATTACCCCATAAAGGGTTTTGAGATGCTCGTTCATCAAAAATAGTCCCTGCGAAGTAAGCCTGACCTACTCCTGAAGGAAATACTAAAGATTTATCCCACCCCACCAATTTTCCATCGAGACGGGTTGAACCTTCCGCTGCATTATTTAAAGCATATAACGTTCCCGATGGTTGCGTTATGGCGTCAGGGTCTAAGAAATTGTAACATACCAGTAAGCCGTCCGACACAATGTCATCAGTCAGTGATTTATAAAGTGGGGTTGTTGCACTTAAAGTGCCTGAGGTTTCTCTGTGGGTCCAGTCCCCTAAACCAATAGGGTCTACGGCTAACGACTCCACCGTACGTACAGGTTGGTCGGTAGGAGCTACTACGTATCGAGCTTGATATGGAGCAATAACCGAGTCTAGGTCTTCAGAAAATAAAGTTATATTTTTTTGTACATTTAAAGGGATGTCTGATTGCTTTAGATATGAAAAATCATTAATAGGGATTCGAGGGATTTGTTCCCATGAACCGACTTTCGACAAAATATTTGTGGAGGCTTCAAGTGTTACTACTTTTTTGGTTACAGTATTATAAGGTAGAGTTTGCCCTCCCTCTAACTTAAAGAATGTTGTGGTTTTTAGATAGTCCGGTAAGTCGGTATATTGCAACATGTACTCAAAAGCTTTTCCACGGGGAGGAACGTACTTAAAGAAAAGTCCTTCCCCAAGAGGGTGCGTTCTGGAAGTTACCATAAAATAATCTCTGCCGTAAATTGCTGCTACTGTTAACTGTCTCTTTCTCTTCTTTATTTTCCCATCATACACAGATGCTACAGCCCCTAATTGTGCGGTGTAAGATTGAACAAGTGCGTCTGTAGCCCCATAACCGTTGGCTAAAATCTCACTAATATACCCGGATACCTCCGTCATATGGGACATTTTATCATCTTCAAACTGTTGAAGAACATCATCGAACTGGAAAAACTCATTAACTCTAGGATTCTGTCCTTGGTATTCGGTGTTTAAATCAAAAATAGTTCCTACGGTACTCTCTCCATCCTCTTCGGTAAAAGATAAACCGCGACCCCCTCTATTAGAATCATATTGAAGATTCCACATCATAGAGGAAACGGGGTTCGGAATTATAGATGGTACTTCAGTGGTTCTAGAATTGTAGTAAAGCCCGTCTTGGGATAACACAAACCTATCTGACGTAGAGATAGGAGGTCCGTACTCTAAATCAAATACAGGGTCTAAATCACTTAAAGTACCGGAGAATTGTGCCTTTAAGGAATTGAGTACTCGTTGGTTATTTACAAAGGGCGCGATAATTCTATTTTGGATAAGGCTCTCATTAGCTTGGATAGCCGCATCCAGTTTTTCTTTAGCAAACTCAGGTATCGCGTCAAAATCCAAAGCAGATAAATTAAGTATAGGATTTTTTAACTCACCCGTTGCTCTACCCTCTAAAATAACCCCAATCAAGGTAATTGTTTGGTCTATCTCTTTAATTTCCACCTCAAGCTCGGACACTGTTATCTGTAACGTGGAAATTTTACTTGTAGTTATATCGCTTACCGGGGTTTCGGTAGTAGAGAAGTATGAGTTTACTTCTGCCGACATGTCAGAAACGTCCTGCGACGATGTTTCTGGAGGAACAGTACCTGGGACGAAGACAGGGGCATTGTCCGGGTTCATGGTTGGGTCACTCAGTAATGACGCGCCATTGGAGACCGACTTGGCAGGCGCACTCATAGATTCTTGGGTATTGGCTGCCACTGGACCGCCTCCGTTAGCTACTTGAATTCTTCCGGCTACGGGATTGCGTAGTACTGAAGTTCCTGACAGCTTAGCAATTTTATTGTTAGCCGTGGATAGAGAAACTTGTTTAGCTTCTTTATCTACAAGTAAGGAATTGCTCAACCCCGTTAAAGCCTGGGAGGGCATTAGGTTAAGAGATTTTTCTGTGAATAACGTCATTGTCTATTGTATTTAGGTTATTGTTCCATTTAGCCAAAATGCTGGCATTTGTCTAGCTGTCCAAGCTTCGGTAGTTGTTGGTATAGCCGATGCGATATCATACAATCTCGCTGCCAACCACTGTCCCTTCTCTATTTGTATAGGACCTATATCCTGTAAAAGTCCATTGATTTCTAAGTCGGATACTGCTCCGCCAGCAAACCTAACATATTTTCTAATGTATCTGGTGGCAGTAGGGGTCCCTTCAGTGTGTAACATAATTGAATACATAAACCTAGAGGTGTTCGTTCCTCCCCATGGATAACCGCCGCGGAAATCTAAGTTATCTAACTGGAAGGACGTGAACGATGAGGTATTAAATGGAGGCTCGTTAAGCGTTAGCGAACTGCTGTGAAAATCTAAAAGAGTTACCTCTTGCCACTCCTGGGGTGTATCACTAAAGAGCGTCGTACCTTTAACATTTACATCATTAAGACTTGCACGATGATAATACTGAGAGGAAGGGACGAACTCTTCCATCTCAACACGAATCTTGGCAGCGGGTTGGGTGGAGTTCTCCCAACCATTCTTCCATTCAAGCCATCTAGCATTGTCGGCAGTGGCATTTCCTTGCGCGAATGGTTGTAAGGTGCCTGACAGGTCAGCATTTAATAATCTTACTCTTAAATCTTCCCATGGTTGCAGTACGAACTTATGGTCAAAATGAATATCGTTAACTTCTTCTAATCCCGCGCTAGGACTCCATTGGTTAAGTTCCCACTCAACATCATTTGTTGCAGAGAAAGCAAAGAAATTTTGAGTTAAATTATTAAGAGGGGGTGTGGCAATATAAGGTTGAATTCTTACATCAGCAAAAAACGCTGATTTACCGCTAGGATACTCAGGACTTAGATTACTCTGGGTCCACATAGGCTCAATGCTTATCTTAGTAACAATTTTAGGACTAGGAGGAAAGGAGCCATTGCTTTGAGGGTCACGGTTTTTATACACAGTTTGGCTACCGGAAACCGTATCTAAGGCATACGTCTGCCCGAAAAACTCGCTTAAGGTTTTGCCGGTCCCAGTTTGTACGGCATACCGGTCTGGGGTATCCCTGGTGTTCCCCCAAAAACAAAGAGAGCTTCCATATATTTCTTTTTCTACGACTGTAATCATGATTATGGGAGTGGCGGAGATGTGACTCCAGCTGATGGACCCACCATTGTTGGGTGAGTATGTTTGTTGAGTGAAGTTTGTTCGATAACCACATCTCCGGTAGGACCAATAATATTAATAGAATTAGGGGTCATAGTGATACTACAGCTGCCACACTTCAACGTAATTTGTTTAGCC